CGCTGCTGGTCTGCGTAAGTGAGGTATGCCCATTCGTTCGCCGCACCGGCGTCCGCTTTGAGCATCTGATTGAACCGTTGATTCAATGCCGGATCGGAGTTCACGAACTTGAACACCTCGGGCTCGAACTTCTGGTAGTCCTCGCCATACTTGGCCATCAGTTCTGCTCTGGCCGTTCCGAGTTGGGAGAGCGGCCGAAGCCGGTCGTCCACGGCTTGCGCGACCCGCGAAGAGACGAACTCCTCGAGGTCCGGGACCGGGAAACCAAACTCGGCCAGCTTGTCAGAGGCGGTTCGCTGTCCCTGTTGAGACTGCTGCACCTGCTGCTCCACCTGCTGGGCGTAGGCCTGCCACTTTTGGACTTCCTGAGCCAGCCGCTTGCCTTCTGCGCTGGAGGCGGCATACCGCTGTTCGAGTTCCGCGAGACGCTGGTCAGCGTTGGGCTGCGGTTGCGCCGGGCTGACGTTCGTGTCTTCCATGACCGTCCTCTGCTAGGGAGCCGAAGGTTGGGGAGTTAACCCGGCTTCGGCTTCTTGCTGTTGGCGCGCGAGTTCGTCACGCGCTTGGTTGTGATCGAACACCTTTACTTCGTTTTCCCACCAAACCATCTGGAACTCGGCCTCGCGAATGATGGCTCGGAGGTCTTCGTCCTTGGTGTTCTTGAATTCGCCTTCACGCGCATCGGGAGATCGGCATAGCGCCTTGATGGCCATGCCGCCCCGCTGAGCAATTGCTGGCTTCAAGTCTTCATTCCAAAGCGTCGAGCCCAGGAACGCACGGATGCGCGCAATCTTGTCGGGGTCCGTGATCATTTAGAGATCATCGCAATCGGACTCGGAGCCTGCGGTCCCAGCGTGCCACTGGAAAGCTGATCCAATGGCTGCTGAACCGTGGGGCCGTTGGCTCCGCCGCCTTGCTGCATCGCGGCCATCTGATTGACCAGCGGAATCTGGTTCACGATGAAGTCGTTCACGTTCCTGACTCCGAACCTCGTCAGCGTCTCGCGAGCGATTTCCGGCCACTTGAGGATCTGCTGGAGGAACGGGTTCGTGCCGATCACCTGAAGGATCGAGAGCCAGTCCTGCCGCGCCATGCCCTTGCCCTGCATCTGCGTCGAACCAACTGCCCGAGCCCGGTAGTCTGGCACCAGATCGCCGTCTTCCATCGTCACCGGCTGGTCTGGGTACGGCAGTCCCGTGATCGGGTTCGTCGTCGCCATCGACCCCAGGATCTTCACCTGATAGGGGATCGGCAGTAGGTAGCGGTCGAGTTCGACGAAGGCGTTGGCTAGCTTCTCGACAAACGTTTCGTCAGCAAGCTTGGCTTCATGGGTGGAGCGGGAGAGCGCGTTTTCTTGTCTGGCCAGGACTCCCCTTGCCGTTTCGTCCCCTTGAGGCCTGACACCGAGCAGGACATCCGTCTCTCCCGTTCCCAACTGCATGAAGCTGAACAGCTGCGCGATCTCCGTGTAGGCCGCCTGAAGGCCCTGCATGTCCGGATTCAGCGGCCGGATGTTGTCCTCGTTCGCCGCACCGTCCACGAGCAGGATTCTGCCAGCACGGCTGAACAGATTCTGCGTGTTCAGGTTCGTGCTGTTCGAGGCCACGTACATCGGATCGATCAAGAGGTCCAGAGCATCGAGCTTCTGGTTCGCGATCCGGTCGGCTGTCCGCTGCATCTTCTCGGCGATTTCAGCCTTGCTGATGCCATCGAAGCCGTAAGGGTCAGGCTGAGGGCAGTAGGAGAGAAACGGCTTCTCGCCTGACGGAAGCTGGGCTTCGGTGTTCTTGATCACCACGCGGCCGTTGGCGACGGCGATGCACCGCTCTCGGACACCGTCAATGGCGAACTCGCTCGGAACGAGACCGTGCATCTCGATGATCTCGATCGGCTTCGCGAACCGTTCGTTGGCCCGGACCATGTAATCGTAGTCGTTTCGGAACATCAGCCGACGAGAGGTGAACTCGTCCGCGCTCGCTCCCGTCATCGGGAAGTTTTCAAGCTGCTTAACCGCTCTCGGATCGAAGTAGCTGTACTCGTTCATGGACTCTTCCATGAGCGCGTCCCAGTCCCGGTAGTAGCGGTGACAGACCCAGTCCATGTCATCGATCCACTTGATGCCCGGCTGCTGGCCGAAATCCAGCCGGTCCACAGGCACCCAATCGGGACCGTTGAACTTGGTCAGGTCAGCCTCGTAGATCACCGGAATCCGCATCCCGGGAGCGATGGTCTCCATCTTCCGGTACCGAGTCTTCCGGGTGACGTTCTTCCAGCCATACCTGGCTATGCCGGTCCCGCAGATCGCGGCCTGCATGTAGAAGTCGTTGGCCTTGCGGACAGAGTCGCAGTCCTTCATCTGGGCCGAGATCAGGACCTCGCGTTTCTTGGCCAGCGACTGGTCCTCGGGGGCGTAGCCCTCGAATCCGACGATCGGCCAGGCACCAAAGGTCGTCTCGGCGAGGCGGGCGACGAAGCTCTCGATCATCGCGAACGTGAACGGGATGCTCACGTTGTTGCGGAACTGGGAGAGTCTGCCGGCCTGGGTGCCCCTGAACTGGTCCGTCCAGGTCTTGACCTTCGAGAACAGGGTCCGGTTGTAGCGAAGCGAGTGCTGCCAGCGAGCATCGACGAGTTCGATGACTCGCTCTTCGGACACAGGGTCTCGAGGTGACGTCGTCCCTGACGTCTGATAGCTCATGGGCGGGATGATCGGGCTAAGGGCCTAGAGCGTCAACTGCTAGATGATCTTGACACGTGGATCGACTTCTGCCAGCCCCGTCGCGAGGCCTTTGGCGAATACTTCATCGATCTCAGACATCAGTTTGTTCCGCTGAAGGTTCAGATCCACGAGCTTTTTCGTCGTGTCAGCGTCCAGTCCGATTCCTTGCTTCGCCGCGGCGTGGATCTCGTCCTGGACCATGAATAGCTTGATGTTGGTCACGGCAAGCTTGTCTACGAGGCTTCCAAGCGTGTCGCTCACACAGACACCAGCTTCGGTACCCAGTTGTCCCGGAAAATTGGCCAAATTTTCCGTAGCCCTGCCTCAGTCTCATTGATCTGATTCTGACCGAGGTTGCTCCAGAGGACCTTCGGGTGCTCTCCGATCGGGTCATGTACCCGGACCGTGGGGACTCTCAGAGCACCCCCCAGAGCCACGACGCTCGACCCAGAGCCCATAACAAGCCGAGACCCGGCCAGGAGCCTTGCCAGCACCAGGAAGTCCCCGTCGTCAGCGTAGCCGCTCCAGCGAGGGTAAAGCTCCAGAGCCCGTCTTCGCTCCGGTTCGGTGCCGACAAACATGACCTGTTCGAACCGGTCGTCCAGGTCAGCCTGGACCCGGTTCAGGAACTTCCAGAAGCCCGGCACTCCGGAGTGGTGGCTGGTGAAGGTGCCGTGCAGGACCACCCGGTTCTCCTGGATCACGGAGCCGACCTCGAACTGCGGCTCGTCGGGGATCTTGGTCCCCAGGTCCATCGGGACATCGTGCAGGGTCTGGAGCGTGATCTGTCGGCTAGGAAACGCCCGGAGGCCGAAGCTGACGATCTCGCGTTCAGCGTGGACCTCGGTCGGGAAGTTTCCGTCCCACGGCTGGCCTCCGCAGGTGTAGTCCACCGACTGGTTCGTCAGCTTCACTTCGCCGACTTCCGGCTGGACCTCGAGTAGAGGCTTCAGGTGCTTGCTGGACTTCTCGTCGAGCCAGACATCGATCGGCTTACCGATCTTCCGGGACCACGCTCGCGCGGCTGGCCACTGGAGGACGGAGTCGCCGAGCTTGCCGGGAAAGTAGGCTACTGGGTTCACAGCACGAACCTCCAGTCAGGCAACGGGAACATCATCGTCGTCCCTGCGTTCCGGGTCGCCGTCTCCCTGGCGGTGAACTCTTCAGCAAACGCCCACGGCAACACTGCGAGATGGCTCGGCCGCGCTTGCCGCATGGTCTCTTCGTCAACGATCGGTATCCACGACCCCGCCATCCTAAGACCCCACTTGGCGGGATTCCTGTCAGCAATCGCGACGAACTTGTCGCTCCGGTCCAGGTACTGGAGCAGCGTACAGCCCTTGGTGGAGGCTCCGTAGGCCCACAGGCTCGTCATGCTCGGTAGGTTGTCGATGATTTCCTGGGCCTGAAGCTTCCAGCGCCTGACCCGGTCGCAGAAGGCCTTTACCGAACCCGGCATGATCTTCGGCACTCCGAGCACGTTGGGCATCCCGCGCTTCGCGGCGACGGTTCGGATGCTGCCGCCGTTCACGTCGTTCAGGCTGGTCGAGATGATCACGAGCCCGTGCTGTTCGTAGAGCCGCTGAAGGCTCTGGATGTCGTAGTAGCAGACGTGCTCGTGGCAGATATTGTCGAACGCCGTCGTCTGGAGCATCACGGGCGTGTTCGAGAGTTGGTTGATCCAGACACCGTCGTCGGCAAGGGTCGCGGCGATGTCGGCGACGAATTTATTCGGGTCGTCCAGGTCGTAGAACATCGCACAGGACGTGATTACGTTTGCCGTCTCACCCACGGACTGGGCCGAGAAGAAGTCACCGACCACCTTGTCGGCGTGCTCCTCGAGAAATACCTGCATGCTGGTCGATGGCTCGCAGCCGATCTTCTTGAACTCCTGAGGCACCCGGCTTAGCAACGTGCCATCGTTCGCTCCGATGTCCAGCCACGTCCCGGCGTTGACGAACCTGAGGCCTGCCTGGACGATGTCAAGAAGGGCTTCGCGCATGGTGGCGTTGATGCCGGAGCGGTACCAGTAATGCCCGCGCCATAGAATGTCCGGGTCCGTCGTCTCGCGAAGCTGGAGTAGCCCGCATTCGGTGCACTGAACCAGGTTCAACGGAACCCGAGGGAGCGACATGTCCACGTCTTTGACGAAGTTCGCGACGTACTGGTCTCCCAGGCTCAGGACCAGGCTCAGGCTTGGCTTCTGACAGACCCGGCAGGTGGTCCGGGTCTCGTATACCTGCTTGGTGGCCTTGTAGGCCGCGATTTCAGGATGTTGCTTGGCCATCCGTGGCCCCTTTCTTAACGGATCGGCGGCCTCGGGGCACCCGCTGCCCAAGCACGGTCGTCGTCTTCCCACTGATCCAGGTCCAAGCCCTCAACCTCCAGAAGCCTGCTGTTGCGGTCCCACGGCGCCAGTTTGCCATGGTCGTCCTTGCCCGTCTCCCGCTTCCGCATCGGGTTATAGAGTTCGGGCTCGAATACGTCAGCAGCAGCGTCTACCCAGTCGTTCTTACGATTAGGCTTCAGCATCAGCTGGCCAATCGTCGCGACCTGATCCGTCAGCTGCTTGAGTCCGGGAGCACCCTCCACCAGCCACACCGTTCCATCAAGCCAAAAACTGGTGCTCTTGGCGATCCGGTCCATCTTCCGCGCTCCGCGGCGGTCGAACTCGATGAACCGCGGCATCCGCATGCCGGCGTCGTGGAAGTAGTTCTGGAGACTCATCCGCCAGGCCCCCTTCTTCCCCGCCATCGTCACTTCGTCAGTGATCGCGATGATCTGGCGGTACTGACTCCGATACCGCTGCACTAGTTTCACCAGAATGTCCGCAAAGTCCTCGGACCTCCACGAATTCGAGCCGCCGCCTTCGACGTAGTACACCTCGCCCGAGCCATCCCGCGTGTAGCCCCAGACCTGGTAGACAGTCTCGTCCTTGTCGAGAAGCCTGCGGCCGTCCCAGAACGCCGTATCGCACAGGATCGCGTACCGAAGACCGTTCCAGGGCACTCTCGAGACCGGAATGATCCGGCTCTTGATCTGCTCGCGTGTGATCTTGTTCGCGTCCGAGAGCGTCGGATCGTTCATGATCTGCGCGGCATAACGATCATGTTCGGTGGAGTCGAAGTAAAGCAGCTTCTTCTCCGGCCAGGATTTCGGAGTCGTCGGATGGCCTTCTTTGTCTCGCCCGGCCATGAAGTACACGTGCCAGAGGCCGTTCTCGGTGACCTCGATCGAGTCCGTAGGCATGCCCGTCAGGCTTGCTACCCCGTGACCTCCGTCTTTCGGGAGTTCAAACGCGCGGCCGAAATGGTCGCGGTCGTCGTACCGGGTCCCGATCCATACCATCAGGCCATCCGCCTGGATAACCGGGATCAGGCTCGTCGTCTGGCCCCAGACCGTGTTCAGCCAGTTCGTGTCCGTGCTCAAACGATCGTAGGAGATCGGATCGTCGTAGAAGATCGCGTCAGGATGAGCCCCGACAATGCTCGTCTCGACCGCAAACGTCCCGACACTTGGATCTCTTCGGGCGACATTCTTTCTGGCAACGTGGACGATTTCCTTGCCGGTCCACTTCCGGCTTGCCGTTGACCAGTTTCCGTACAGGCGGGCGAAGAAGGCGTAGGGGTCCGATCCGTCGATGATTGCCTGAATGGACTTGAGGCTCTGCTGGGCAAGTTCCGTCTTTTCGGAGCCGATGTAGATGCTCATCTCCGGGTCCCGAAGCTGGAGCCAGAGCAAGCCGGCGTGGGTGAACATCCAGGTCTTGCCGACCCCGCGGTGGACGAGTATCGCCAGATGCTTCGGCCGGGCAGGAAGGTCGGGGTCCAAGGCTCGCTCGGCACGCCAGCCCATCCACTCGTCGATATGCTCCTGGAACCAGCGAGCCATCGGCTCATGGACCTGGTAATCGACCCAGTTCTTGCCCTTGGGATTGACCCCGCAGCCAGCCGCGTACAGGAAAAACGCCCAGAAATCCAGCAGACAGGCGTTTCTCAGGAGGACAAGCTCGTCCTCACACGACCACTCACGAAGCACCCGCCTCTGGTGCCGCTGGAGACTCGGCGTCCGATGCCTGCTCACGTTGCAGTTCCCTCTGCTTTCTCGCTCTCAGCACCTTCAGAAACTCTGACTCTACCCAGGCTTTCTTCTCGTCCAAGGCTCCTCGGGCTGGATAGCCTCGAGGATAGCCCGGCCGCTTGGTCTCGGGGGCCATCTTGTACAACTGCTTGAGGCTGATCGGGAACTTCACTCCCGTGATGTCGAGGTCGTTCACTTCAATCTTCGGAACGTCCGTGATCCGGGTCGTGGAGTTCGGCCAGGCCTTCCGGTAGGCCAGCTGCGCCCCAGGCCGTCCCAGGGCTCTCAGGAGCGGCAGCATGCGCTCGATCATCTCTTTCTGACTCATGGGCTTCGGAAGCGTGACGGCGGCGTCCTGGCGGCTGTAGAGGTGCAACAGGACCCTAACCTGCGCGGCGTCGGCTTCGGAGAGACCTCGGGCGATGGACTCGATCTTGGCCTCGACTTCGGCCGGGGTCATCTTGTCCGGTTGCTCGCTCACGGCTCGACCAGTTCTTTTTTCTCGACGTACACCTTCTGGCAGGCGTGGCAGATCAGGGCGAAGATGTGCTTGCTCTGGTTAGCTTCCGAGACCACCCGCTCCTCGCGCCAAATGCGGCCTTTGCAGTTCGGGCACTCGTCGTTGGTCATCGTACAGCGTAGTTGGCCGCCGTAGTTGCCCCAGGACTCCAGGTTGCCGCGGAACGTGCTCACATCGCCGCCTTGAGCTTTTCGACCTGAGACTTCCTGGTCAGGACGGTCCACCACAGGAACTGCTCGCAGTCCGCTCGGAAGTGGGTGTCGTAGTTGAACGCAGGAATGGCCTGGTTCGTCATGAACATCTCGTCTCTGGTGGCGAACCGGATAACCGTCTGCTCGCCAAGTAATTCCAAGACCGAATCCCAGCAGAAGTGGTACATCGTCGGACATGCGAACCATCCTAGCACGTCGATCCACCGCTTCGAGACGAACGGGAAGTTCACGAACGGTCCGAAGTTGTGCGCCGGGCTCAAGACGCCGATCTGATTCGGAAACGAATGGATCGCGTCCTCAACGAACTTCCCCCAGCCCGGCGTCGAGAACGCACAGTCATCCGGGCATACGCCGTAGACGTCGTAATCCGGAAAGTGGTTGACGAGTTTGTTCACCGAAGCCGTGGGTCCACAGCGGGGACCCCGAAGCATCTTCACGCGGTCCGGCTGCTCCAGGCTGACGAAGGCCTCGGTGTAGTCGTCCCCGTCATCGGTATAGGCAAGCACGTGAGCGTCCAGGCTCAGCGAGGTCGCGGAGTTCGCCATCTTCACGAACTCTCCGGGACGCTTGGTCGGACAGACCACTCCTATGGCCACGGATTACCCTCTGAATCGACTTCTAGACCGTCGAGACAAGCCGCGACGACCTTTGCGTCTGCCTCTGACGCACATCGAGCGATTCGCTTGAAAAATAACTGGTCCCATGAACCGGGACCCCGAACAGCGTAACGCCGAGTTCCTTCGGGCAGCACGGCACCGAGCGGAAACGCCTGGACGACTTCGTCCACGCACCAGTCCCAACCACCGTACTGGCTGTCCGCTTTAGCCATCATGTGGTCCACGGCCGCGACCAAGGTTTTCTCACAGCTGGTCCCGTAGGGGTCGCGCCCTAGCATCTCGGCGCGTTTCCATCGGACCAGCGAGATCGCCTTCATGAGCACGTCGCGCTCTTCTTCGGTCACATCGCCGCCCGCAGGTTGTCAATCAGCCGTCTGTGATTGAACATGAAATGGTTGAAGAACTTCGCACAGTCGCCTTCGTAGTGCGCCATGTTCGGCGAGTCCACGTGATCATGCAGGATTGTCATCTCGTCCTTCGTGGCGTAGACGATGTTCGTTGCTTCCCCGAGCAATCCCGTGGCGAGCGTCCAGGCGTAATGGAACATATGCGGATAAGCGAAGTAGCCGATCGCGTCGATCCAGGCCCTGCTGAGAAATGGCATGTCGATGTAATCGCCGTAGTTGTGGTGCGGACTAACGACCCCGACATCGTTCGGGAACGCATCGAACTTGGCGAGCATCCAGCGGTCCCAGCCGGGGGTCTTCATCATCGCGTCATCCGGCATCATGCCGTAGATCCGGAATTCGCGATGCAGCTGGGCGAGGTTGTTCATGGCCTCGACCACCGAGCAGCGGTGGCCGTAGTGAAAATGGATCCTGACAGTCGGATCGTAGGGATCGCTGAACTTCTTCGCCCACGGAAGGCTGCTGTAGAGGTTGTACTGATCGTCATCGATCCACGCCAGCACGTGAACCTTGACCGAGGTGTCGAGGATCGACTGGACCAGTCGCCTAAGCTTCTCAGGACGATCGCGGGTCGGACACAGAACCGCGATCACGCCTGCGCCTTCTGAATTCGCTTGATGATGACGGGGACATCGAAGGCGATCCCTTGCATGCAACGGACTCCATCACGCAGGACCTTCCGGTAAGCATCCGGGGTTGGAAGGTTGTCGTGGGTGAGAACGAACTGCTCGGAAGTCGCGTATTGGATGCCCGTCTGCCAGCCGATGACCTCTGAGAGCACGTCCCAGAAGAAGTGCTCGGCTCCCGGATAGGCAAACCAGCCCACGGTTTCGGTCCACTTCCGGGTTGCCCAGGGGAAATCCATCCGACGGATGTAGGTCCCGAACGCCTCGATGGCACCTTCATTGTGCGGCGTTCCATCCCTCCAGGGAGCCATCAGGCCGATCTCGTTCGGAAAGGACTTTGTGGTCTCAAGAATCCAGTCGTCCCAGCCGGGCGTCACGAACTCGCAATCATCCGTGGCGGCTCCGTAAGCCTCGTATCCAGGATTTAGCTCCCATAGACGATTCAGGGACGCCACGGGTCCGATTCGAGGTCCGATTACCCAGGGAACCTCTACGTACCTGTAGTCCTCGGCCTGATCCTCATCGACGTAGATACGCACGTCGGCCTTGGTTGAGGTTGCCAGAACTGAATCGATCATCCGCTGAAGAGCGAGATTCCGGTCCCTCGAGGCGCATAGAACCAGCACGCGGCCGTTAGACACGCAGGTAGAGATTGTTCGGTTCGCGGCGCTCGACTAACCGATACCCTCGTCCTGCCAGATACGGCGTGAGGGTGCCCGGATCGTCCCAGTCTTCTCCGACGATCGCCTGGACGCCCCATTCCTGGAGATCCAAGCCCTCCAGAACGTCGATCTCGGCTCCCTCAACGTCCACGCTCAAGACGTCCAGCCTCGGGAACTGGTGGGCTCTCAGGAGCGTTTCCAAGCGTCTGATGGGAACCTTGATGACATCCCAGGCGGCATCGGTTCTCGGGTGCCAGGTCGGATTGTCCTTGATCGGATTCAGGGCCGAGAACGCGCCAGGAGCGACACAGTGAACGTGGAAATCCGCGGACTCCTGCTCAACAGACCCGCAGGCGCAGATTTCGGCAAGCTTCCGGTGCTTGAGCGCCGATTCCAGCCACGGGTTGGGCTCGATACACAGGACCGTCCAGCCTTCACGTTCCAGCAGAAGCGTGTTGCTGGTCGAGACTCCGTCGTAGGCTCCAACGTCAGCGGCGTAACCTTGAAAGCCTTCAGGAAACTGACCGAGCAGCCACAGGTCCTCGCATCCGATGCCGGAGAGGCTTCCGTGCTTGACCTCGATATCGCCAGAATAAACGTACTCCTGGATGCCGTCGCTTCCGACACCGCCTCGGTTGTAGACGGCCATCACGTAGGTCTTCTCATCGAGGTCGTGGGTCTTGAGTTGAAGCCGCGGATCCTCGGTCTCGCCGATGGCGTACATCTGGTGATCCATCGGACCGCCGACCAAGGCAACGATGATCTTGCTCACGGATTAGCAAGCCACAACTGGTTGTGCCCACGCATCTCGATGTACGTGTAGCCGGAGTTCGCCACGAACTGAGTCAGCGCCTCGCCTTGGTTGTTTTCAACAACGATCACCTTGGGATGCCACCGTGGCAGATCGGCTCCCTTGAGGATCTCTAGTTCGAGACCGTCCACGTCGAGCGAGATCACATCCAGCCTTGGAAAGCCGGCCTTGTCGATGCAATCGGCTAGCGTTCTCACGACCACCTTCGCCTGGTCCGAACTGGTATTCACCAAACTCGTCTGCGTGTCGTTGTGGACAGAGTGAATGTACAGCGTGGCGTCTTCGCTGGGCGTCTCGTTGCAAGCACAGGTCAAAACGAGTTTGCGGTTCTTGCGAAGCTCGGCCTCGTGATGAGGATTGGGCTCGATGCACAGCACGGTCCAGCCCTTCTCTTCGAGCAGAAACGTATTGCTGATGTACCGGCCGTCGTGAGCACCGAGTTCGACGGCATAGCCCTGAAAGCCCTCGGGGAACTGGCTGAGGATCCATTCGTCCTCGGCGGCGTGAGAGTAGAAGACCGCTGGATTGCTGGATGGATTGGACGGCGTCATCGTTCGGCCTTTCGTCGTCTGTCCACGGCGGGAGCAAACGCTTCGGTCATCGTGAGCGCGTAGCGCAGCCGCTTCGCCACCTGACCCCTAGCCGTGCAGTTGCAGTAGCACTCGATGAAATCAAACGCCTCACCAGCAGCCTCGCGCAAGACCCAGATCGCCTGATCTTGATCGTGGATCGCCTGTGGCTTTTGGTTGACGGGCACGTCAGTGATCGCGCACGTGGAACGACTCGCGTAGCTTCCTGATCCGCGCTCTCACCTTGCGGCGGTAGTTCCAGCGGTGAAACCACTCCAGAAGCCTAGCCATGCTTCTTCCGTGTCGGCTTGGTCCTCGGTCCGCGGTCCGGGCTTCCGGTCTCCTGCTCGTTACGCTTCTCGCTGAGCATGATCGCGATCGCCTGCTTGCGATTCTTCACGACCGGGCCGCCGGGGCCGCCGCTGTGAAGTTCTCCGACCTTGAACTTGTGCATCACCTGAGTGCTGGGCATCAGATGCTCGTGGTGGGGTTTTTCTTGATGAACTGCCGCTCCTTCGACTGCTGGAGCTTCTTCGGGCTCTCAGGCTTCGGCATCTGAATCTGCTTCTGGCCGCGAGTGATCACCATCGGCATCTCAGGAATGGCTTTGTAACCTTTGGCTGCAAGGCTGTCGTCCATGGCTTCTGTGAGACTGTCGGCGCGGCTCTGCTTGAACGGCTGGCGGGTCTTCGGTGGGGTTCTGGCCATGGTCAGACCCGATTCGAGCCGAGCGGCTTGCCGGTCTCGGACTTCGGATGCACCACCTTCGTCGCGCTCATCGGCTGCTTCGGCTTCTTCGGCACCTTGATGTCGGGCTCGTGCTCGCCCGTGGGCTCGACGACTGCTCGTGCTTTGCGGATCCTCGGAGCGGAGCGGGCCATCACTCGGCGCTCTTTCTGCCCGCGCTCGCGAGCTTCTGGAATCGTTCCTTGCCGTACTTCTTCCGACCGATGGAAGCAGCCACGGCTCCGGGATTCCGGATGCCGGGCTTGCCAGCGAGTTCTTCCTTCAAGGCTTGAAACCGTCCGCCCTGACCGAGTGGTGCTCTGATCTTCGGGTTGTTCCGGGCCATGGTTCTCCTCCGTGAGAAAAGGGCGAGATGATAGGTCGCAAACTCGGTTAGGCCGCGAAACCTTGAGCGTTGCGAGATCCTGCCTCACGACAGGATCCATCTCGCCCGGCTTTCCTCAAATTCTAGCACGACCAGAGTATCCGTTGACTTTCCCGAAAGCAAGCGGGAAACTGTTGGGCCTGGCCGGTCCACCAAAGTCACCAGACCGCCTCGGTGTGGGGCCGGGCTGGGTCACCGGGGCTTAAGGCACCACCACCCCACCGTCGGAGGATTCATGCTGGAAGGACCCGAAGGGAGATGGAATGGCTCGGCCTGGTGGTTGGAGGCGGGCGGTGGCTGGCGAGAAGGCGGGACGACCATGCTCGCTGACTGGCGCAAATACGACCACCGCTTTTTCTACGTGACTCTGAAGTCAGGCATCACCGCGAAAGGCCGCGGCGGGCCGATCTACGTGATCGAGGAGCGCGTTCCAGTTAGAGGCCCAACGATCATCGATGACCTATACGGCGGTGGCGGAATCGATGTCTGGGAGTTCTACCGCGCCGTCGGTCGCGCGTGGCTGCGTCTCGCCAAATTAATTGAACACGCCGAGGCTTAAGGCACCACCACCGATCCGCCCCTAAGCTGCCAGGCCGATCCACCTCCCACGCACCGCGAGGCCCGAATGAATCTTAGAGATCCCGGAGAAATCGAAGCCATCCGTGCCAGCTGGATGCCGATGGCTGGCTATCCATCGTTCATTCGGACCCGTGACCTAGTCATGGGATTTCTGATCTCCGCAGCAGACGGCCTCGTCATCCAGTACAACCAGGCGATCTGGGCATTCTTCGCGGCCGTGCCGTTATGGCTCAAGATTGCGCTGTTCCCTGCCTTCGGTGTGCTCGCGGCGTTCGGGTTCATCGGCTTACTGGCGTTCATGATCAGCCTGTTCTGTCTGCTGAGCGGCGAACTCGACCACGACACTTTTGGAGAATGAGGCCCGCATGAGAGAAGAACGCCACACCAAAACCTACGTCACCAAAGCCGGAAGCCTTCAGCTGACGGAAACCGAAGACCAGGGAGCCTGGCTCTACAGCACCGAAGACCACACACAGATCAAGGTCAAGACCGAAGACCTGATCCAACTGGCTGAGTTCCTGAAAGCCGCGAGGGCGAGATGATGGGCCGGGCTTAAGGCACGACCACCCATCAGGCCCCAGACCGAGGAGGACCGGTGACCGACCCACAACCGGCCAGGACCGACACCCTCCCGCCAGACGACTGGAAGCCGTGAACTGGGTCGCAAGAATCCTGGTGATGATCCAGGCCGTACTGGCGATCATCACCCTATCGCTGGCCCTCTGGTACAGCCCCGATGGCTCCCAATGGCTGCTCAGAACCTACTTCGGCATGGTCGCCGGATCATGCGTCATCGGCGTATGGATCGGCTGGCCTAAGAAACCGTGAACTGACCAAAATCTAGCCAGGGAGGGCTACGTGTACGCCAAGATCTACGCCAGCATGTGGGATGGCACCCTGGGTCAGCAGTGGGAAGCCTGGACCACCTTCGTCTACCTGCTCGCTAACTGCGACAAGGAGGGCTTCATCGACAAGACCCCCGAAGCCATCTCGGCTAGCAGCGGTCTTCCCCTGACCGTCGTTCTAACGGGCCTCAAGATCCTCGAAGAGCCCGACCACCGAAGCCGCCGCGCCGAACAGAACGGCTGCCGGCTCGAGCGCATTGATGACCACCGCGACTGGGGCTGGCGAATCGTCAACTACACCCACTACCGGACCCTCATCGACGAAGACCTTCGACGCCACCAACTACGGGAAGCCCAGAAACGACGCCGCCAAAAGCTTGCAGCACAACGACCGTCATCATCCGTCATCAAGAATCATCACGCGTCAACACAGGCAGAGGCAGAAGCAGAGGCAGTTATCGTAACTGCTAACGCAGTTACTCCGTCAGCTGACGCTGACGACATCAGCCCAGACATCTGGTTTGAAGACGTCTTTTGGCCAGCATACCCAAAGAAATGCAGGAAACCCGAGGCCCTCAAAGAACTACACAGCCTCCTCCGCTCCACCCCCAAAAGCCGCCACGACCAACTAGGAACCGATATCATGGCCGGCCTCCGTCGCTACCTGCCCCTCTGGACCGATCGCCAGTTCATCCCCGACCCAAACCGCTTCCTCAAACACCGCCGCTGGGAGGACGAACTTGAAGAAGGAACGTGACGTAAGAGCCGTAGAACCAATCTCCTCCACCGACTCCACCACCTATAACCGCGTCTCCAAAGCCCGCGTCCAGGCCGGCCCCGATCCCGGCTCCTTCCGCCCTAACGGCTCCTGGGACCCCAAAGCTCCATCCAGAACCCCCGCCTACCAGCTCGTCCAAGACCTTATCCACGCCCGACAACTCGGTGCCTCTCCTGCCGAAATCTGTAACATGGTCCACGCTAGTAAGTTCCCCGATATCCTCGGCTCCTCATTCCGTTTCTGGTCTAAGCTCCACGACCACGTTGACTGGCCCCTAGCTATCCAGCAGTCCGCTACCTCAGCAGCAGTTACCGTCGCCCGCTTCCGTGCCTTCTCTGCCCCCTAGAAATTTCTGTCAGATATTTGTGGACCAGGCATTACACGACTTCCCGGAATCTTTCAGGGGGCGTCCCCCATGGGTCGTGCAGGCTGCACGCTAAGCTTGCATGATGCATGAGCTTGAAGGCTGCATGCTCATGACGCCATGCCCATGCTTGCAGTCTGCTTTATCGGGCAAAGTGGTTTCTGGTTTTGCAGTCGAGACCGTAGGTGGCAGGGAGGCGGTAGTAACGGGAGGAGTGTACCGTTTGGTACACCTAGCTGATGGAGTGTACCGAATGGTACAGGTGTTCTTGGTGTCTGGGGTTATTGGAGTACTGCCTGAGGGCCTGGCCTGTCGTGTGTGCCTTCCCGGGAGTGTGTGGTCTCCGGTCCTGGTCGGTCCATCTCGGTGGCTGGGCGTGGGTGGTCTGGGACCAGTCAGAACCGGGAGAGGCCTACCGAGCGCCGGCCGCCCCACACCGCCGCGGCGAAAGGCCCGGCGAACCGTGCGAGAAGCTCGGGCCAGCTCACCCACATCATTGAGGACAAACGACTTAACTCGCGGCATGGGTCTGGCAATAGTCCTAGGCATGAACACGAACCGAAACCCCAGACCGGAGGATGCAATGGATACCAGAGAGATCAAGTACGTCTGCCACAACCGCGACAAGGGCTGTAATGCTGAGATTGTCTGCTCCGGCCCGGCTCCTTTGTGCCCGATCTGTAGCACGATCACTGGCGTTAGAATGCTCCCCACCAGCAAGGCCGAGCGCGACTGGAATCCCAGTGCAGACCGAAGTTGAGTTTTTATCCGAGATTGGCACAGAACTATCGGATGCGCTTTGGAGCGAGCCAGAATTAGCTAAGAAACAGGCGCTTTTTGAGGCTATATCCGAAAAGCTATCGCACCGGATTCTGGCATTGCTGCCACCCGGCACACCCATGATGGGCTAGCCCTATTTCCCGCTTGCTTTCCCGCTCTCTCTTGTGAGAAGCTTGCTGCATGGATGAACGCAGCACGGCCTCGGAGCGGGCCATACAGCGTCAGCGTGAGCTTGTGAAGGCAGGTCTTTGTCTTCGCTGCTCTTCCCCTCGGAACCTGTATGCGCGCCTGTGTGATAAATGCCAGCGGAAAGAGCGCAAGCGTGACCGGGTCCGGAAAGGATGCTCGGCTTGGTCTCCGGTTAAACGGACGGGTAGACGTCCGCGGGACGCTAAGGCAGCCTGACCGGGCTTTCCGCACCAATGATCGTGCGATGTGCCCCAGACTCCTGAACCCTGCTCTAATGGATTCAATCACTTACGGCGGGCATGATTCCCGCTCTAGGTATCAGTGCCTGCCAATGGGGGCGGGCGGAACTGAGAGGCCAACGTGACCAGAGAAGAAGCAGTAGCTGAGGCGGCTCGCCGGCCGCTGACCGAAGACGAACGCGCGCTCATGACGCATGTCATGATGTTTGGCTCAGACGGCTACCCAGTTTCTCGCTGCGGCTCACGGCACTGGCAGTGGAGTTTCCGGAGCATCGAAGGCCCGCCCGTTGTGTTCCCGCGTAAGCGTGATGCCGTGGCTTCCCTTGAGGCGTTCCTGGCCGTCCTACGGGAGCAGGCAGGCCTCGAGGCTCGCGCCCGGTTCATGATCGAAAACAATATCGCCGAGACCGGAGGCCAGTCATGACCGACACCAAGCTGGGCCTGGCCGTACGTCAGGATACCCCCGAGCCGCCTCGGTCTGGGGCCAACCCGTGCGGGAGCACCCTCATCGTCACCGGAACCAACCACGGAACCACCGTGCTCGAGTCCGGCCCCGCCACCGTTCAAGGTTGGGGTCAGATCTCCAGAAGCCTCTCAGAACGCCTAGGACCCGGCTGGACCGTCGATCGGATCGAGTTTGTACCCGAACTAATGATCGGGGCTCCGAAGCGTCCTACGAGGCTACAGCGCGTCCTGGAGGCCATCCGGTGGGCTCCCGCGGTCAGACATGAACCAATCGATAGGTGGTAGCACGTGGATGATCCATGGGACGATCTTCTAGAGGCCTGCAAACAATATCTCTCGCGTTACAACCATGTCGCTGCCGTCGCAGCAGTTGAGGAGTGGGGTGAACCTGATTGGGTTGTGGCCATGCGCGCCGCAATCGCCAAAATCGAAGGAAAACCATGACCGACAAGAAATGGGTGCAACGCGGCGGCGGAACGTTCTTCAAGTGGGATACCCCCGGTCAGAGCCTCGAAGGCCTGTGGCAGGGCCAGCGGGAAGGCAAGTTCGGCCAACTGGGAACCATCTCAACAGCTTCCGGCAATGTCACGTTTCCACTGCATACCGCGCTCGAAATGCTGCTGGACGGAATGCCCGATGGAACCCTGGTTCGCATCGTGTTCACCGGCAAGCAGATGAACGCTCGCTCGGGCCGCGAATTCAAAGCGTTCGATGTCTTCACCATGGACGAAGGCGACGCGCCCGAAATCAATAACGAGAATATCCCGTTCTAGGAGGCCTCATGCTCGGCCGCGATCTGTTCCGTATCCTGCTGATCACGATTCTCCTCGTCGTTCTCGGAGCCGCCGGCCTCGCTGCTCTCGGGGCTACGCTGCTCGATAAGGTCCGCTGATGCCTTGTGATAGCTCGCACATGGAGCCCACCGTCCGCGAACGTCAGCGCCGCCGCGCGGCCAAGCTCCTGATCTACGTCAAAAGCCGCCTCGAAATGCACGTGGATCCCTGGCTCAAGGCCGCAGCGCGAGACATCTACGGCGGCGGTGGCGAACACGCCATGCGCGAACTGTGCGAGATCATGACTGACCTACCAGCAAGCGAACGCGATCGACTGCTCAATCGACCCGATGACTTGATGTGCCTGAGACTTCGCAAATGGTGGGATGAACACAAGATTCAAGATGCACTCAGGAAAAAGAAAGTGAGCCGCAAATGAACACCGATAACCTCCAGAAACTCGACGACTACACGAACCGAGTGCTCGAAATCCTCGACCGCGAGGAAATGATGCCGTCTTGGAAGCTCGTCTTCCACGACATCGCGAAAGACGTGAGCAAGCAGGCGTTCATCGAAGTAAAAATGGAAATGGAGGCTGCTTCGATGGTTTCCGAAGCCGCGTGGGACTACTTCACCCGTCACGCTACCGCATGAAAACAATGGCTTACGGACTAATCTGCCTTTACGCAGGAGAACTTGTAGCGAGATTGCATGGATGGTGGTTTTTGGTTGTTGGGATGCTGGTGGGTGGCTGCGTTGGAGGGATAGGCGTTTGGATTCAGCGCCAACGCGATTATCGCCGCGACGAACTTATGTGGAATTCCGGGGCCGACGCGCGGCAGCGAACGCTTGAACTGAAAGAACTGGTTCGCAAGACCAACGAATTGATCAAGCAGCAGGATCACGCATGACCCTCGCCCTATTCGAATGGCCCACCCCGATCGAGCCCAAGTCCCACAAGGTCGGGAACGAGTTCCAGCGGTACTACCCAATCCCCGAAATCGGCGATTGCGTCGGCGTTACAACCTTTCTCAAGGTCGTGGGGACAGGCACCAATGCCCTGATCAATTGGGCCGCGAGCCTCGAGCGCGAGGCCGCCATTGAAGCCGCCTTAGACGTCCTCAGCCGCCATCACGTGACGGGTGCGAGTGCTGAGGCTCGAGAGGCCATAGAAGCCCGCCTGGGGCCAGCACGGAAGCACCAGAAGGCCGTACAGCAAGCCGCCGACATCGGCTCGGAGGCTCACAACCGGATCAAGTGGGATCTGTGCGGGCTGACCAAACAGCCTCGAGTCCTGGGTGAGCCCAAGCTGAGCCCGCAGTCGGGCATTGCTTACCTGGCCTATCGGAATTGGTGGGACCAGGCAGGCCTGGTTCCTCTCAGGTCAGAGCAAACCGTATGGCACCAGGAACTCAGGTATGCCGGGACGGTGGATCTGTTCGCCTTGGACTCTGACAACGCTCTCGGAGTTCTCGATTTCAAGAGCAGCAAATGGGTCTACGATACCCACCACATGCAGCTGATGGCCTACATCCAGGCCGCGCGGACGATGGGTCTGCCGGTGAAATGGGGCCAGCTGATCCACCTGCCTAAGTCCGTTGAGCAACTAACGGGCGAGATGGTCAAGCCCGTCGAACTCGGTCAGCTGTGGGACCGGAAGCTTTCCGAAGGCGAACTGTGGAGCATCACCCAAGCCGCCCTGACCGTCTGGCGAGGGCTGTGTGAGAAACGGGAGGATTGATGCGCGATCCGTCTGTGAAGCAACTCGGGTTTCTAGGCGTTCTGTTCGCTGTGGGAGCAATCGTCCTGAATCTCACGTTTTGGCTGGGCTTGGTATTCGGAATCCTCTGGCTGCTGAAACACTTTGGCGTAATCCACTAGGAGGATTGATGGAATGGCTTTCGAATCTGGCCGCACCGTTGATGGCTGGAATTGCCCTGGGTATCGCGCTGAACGCTTGGTCAAGTGCTAGAGAAACAGCCAAAAAAGTCGATAATGAGCTGTACACACGAGATTCGAGTTTCGAATTACCAAAGAGCGTGAAGCATGTTCTGGATTATCAGCATCTTTGGCCTTCTCAATTCGAGAGGGCAGTCCGATACGTTGCTCAGGAGGAAATTGCTCGGGCAAGCACGAAGCCTGAACCAAAGCCGATGCCTGTTGTGATTGTACATCCCGAAAAGAAAGAGAACTGCTGATGGATGTGACGGTTAGAGATCACTATACGCGCAAGCGTCGGGGCAAGATTCCGTTCTCGGAAAAGCTCGCGGACTTGGACGCTCGCATCAAGGCCGCGGAGATGAAGACCGCAACCTTGAAGGCTGAACGCGCCGCGATGGTCGCTGAGCGTAAGGCCGAAGCCGAAGCCGTGCTCAAGGAACTGGCATGACCGCTGAATCCGTAGACGTCACCAACCTGATCCGCAAGCAGCGCGGCAAAGACCCGATCAACCCCTACGTGATCGAAGGCTTCGAAGGCCCCGGCCCTCCGCTGCAGACCTTGCCCGGCTCCGAGCCGATCGTCGACCTGGACGACGACGAACCTGTGCCTCCTGAAGCTCGCAGGCTGACCGCACGCGAGCTAATCGGGGCGACCACGACTCCGAGCCCCAGCCTGCCTCAGGAGCCCGCTCTGCTGATCCTAGACCGCGAGGCGCGGTACTCGGATATGTCCGTCACGCTCAGTGAAGCTGCGGTGAATCAGATCATGGCCATTGTCCTGAGAGAGAAGCAGAAGCAGATGAAAGACGAGATCAAAGCGATCCGAGCGAAGCTGCCGAAGCGGACTTACGTGAAGCGAGCGAAGAAGGGCAAGAAATGAGCGGGGTACCCGTCGAGCGAGGCGGGCTAAGTCGCAAGGTCCCCCTACCTCCGGATCAAGCAGCCCCGCTGTCGGTCCTGGCCGGTCGTTCGGTGGTCGCCGGGCTTCGTTGGTGTGGGGCCGGGACGGGCCGTCGTGCCTTAAGGCTCCCACACCCAGCCGACCCCAAACCGAGGCGGCTCGGTGACCGAGATGGTCGGGTCAGGCCCGAATGACCGACGCTGACCGTGCGCGAGCCTGGCTGGACAACGCCGCGAAGGTTCACGAGCAGACGTGGCAAGCGGGAATGGTGAGCACGACGATGATGGATGTCGAGTCGCTCGCTGCCGAGTTCGCAGCCGTCCGCCGCGAGGCGATGGAGGCCGCGCTGGCACCGCTAGAAGAACTCGCGTGCCAACGCACCAGCGGCGGACACGACATCATCAGCGATCCGCTGACTTGCGACGAGGAGTTGGAAGCTGCAATCGAGGTCGGCCGCGCCGCCTCAACGGATAGGGGGAGCGAGTGAGCCCTGACCGTCGCCAGAAGGATGCGAATTGGCAGGTGGCGGAACAAGACGGAAGGGTCGAGTCCTGGGAGGCCGCTCAGGTGGCGGTATTGATGGACATCCGTGACGAACTGAAACGGCTCAACTCGCTGCTGCACTGCGGCAATTTCATTGCGATCCCGTCGAAGCTGGAACGGATCGCTCGTAACACGGTGAAACCGCGCAAACGGAAGAAGCCATGACCGAGCCCCGCTCCACGTCGCCCCGGGTGTTGCCCTCGCTCAGCGAGCGGCTTGAGCACGCCGAGAAGTGCTTGCTTGACGTTGGTCTGCCGGAAGACGCTGAGGCCGTGATGCGTGGCCGCGCCGCACTGGCGGAGGCGGAGAAGGAACGCGACGACAGCTGCACCGAGCGAGCCGAGTTGCGTGCCGCGCTGGATGCAGTCCGGGCCGAGCGCGACGCTGCGATCCAGCGGGCCGAGGTTGCAGAACGGGATGCAGCCGTCCAGGCTGGATTATCTCGCACGCATGAGGCAGCAGCGGCCGCCGCCCGCGCGCAGCTCGCCGAAGCCCTGGCCGAACTCGAAGCCTTTGAGGATGCAGTGCGCGAGAACTTGCCGGAGGTGACGTGCGACGCTGACGGCAACCTTGAATGCAACGAGATCAACCGCATCGAAACCGTTGGACTACTTTACCGCGAAATCGAAAGGGATCGGGCCGACTTCGCCCGCGCCGTCGTGTGGCTATGGGGGCGCGGCCCGACCGGCGCAGGGCACCAAGTAACGATGGACGACGTCAATAGACTGCAACCAATCGTAGACCGCGCCCGCCGGATCGTGGAAGCCGCCGAGAAAGGACCGACGACGTGAGCCACCTCCCTGCGTTCGTTGAGATCGGGCAAGCCGCTGAGTATCCGTTTGGGCTCGTCAGCATCGGCGGCAGCAACTTGGTCCACATCTGGTTGAAGGACTTCGACCCAGCATGCGGCGCGAGCAGCAACGGCCGCCCCGTCAACGACGTATGCACCAATCTGACCCGCCGCCCCGTCTGCCGCAGTTGCAGGTTGATCGTCGAGCAGGCGTCAGCCGGAGAGCGGACGTGAGCGCCCCGACGGAGCCGACGCAGAGCATCGTTGAGAACGAAGTCGGCGCGAGGCTGCATCGCAAACTCGAAGCCGCCGAGGCCCGCGCCGCGATGCTACGGGAGGCCTTGGACCTTGTAGTAGACATTCAGAATAGCCCCGAAGTCCAAGCCGTCTATACCATCGCGCACGCTCATGGAGTCGTCTATCGGGGCCGCGCATGGGAAGGCAAGGTCACCGCCGCCCGTAATGCCACCGATGCCGACGTGACGGCGTGGCTCCAGGCCCGCGAGCGCGCCGCCGCGGAGAAGATGCGAGAGGCGTGCGCAAAGACCTTCACCGGATTCGGAGATGTGCCTTCGTTGATCCGCGTGATCGACGTGGATGAAGTCCTGAAAGGAAACCATGTGGGGTGAGAACGATGCGGCCTCTGGTACGTAGGCCAGGGTTCAATTCCCTGGGGGAGGTCTGGCGACGGCGAGTTTTCGCGAACCGCCCGACGCAAGCCGCAACACCCCTTAACGAATTAAAATTGTGATTTGAAGTTGTGCCCGTCTCCGGCCGCGCCGGGCGGGCAAAGCTCCCACGAGTGAGCGCGGCCAGAAAAGGAGACATCCCTCATGAGAGGCTGGGAGAAGGTTCTGTTCGGCGTCGTCGCGGTTTCGGCTGTTTACCTCGACATCTTCTGGTGGCTGAGGCGTTAGACGTGAAGTCCCGCCTCTAGCCATGCCGGGCGGGCCATGCCCCAAAGACGCGCGTGGCACCTTGGAGATCCCCATGAAGAAGCTCCTGGCGTTCAATCTGGCCCTCACGTCCTTGCTGATTCCGTTGGCGGCGTGGGCCTACGTCGTTCCGACGCTCGGAGATGGCCCGTATGGAGGCTGGTGCTTCTGTGAGTGGGTTCTGGTCGGTACTAAGTGGCTCGGCGTGTGTATATGCGGCATGTAAAGCTGCTGCTCGCATTCGTCGTTCTGCTTACACTGGCTGCTGGTGTGACCTGGGCCGTTGCCCACAAGGTCAAGATGCAGTTCTACGTCACCGATCAGAGACCATGAAACCGTGGGGGCTGGTACGCCGGCCCCCTCTCAACGGGAGGCTGTCATGCGAAGGATCGCCGTCATCGGTGGACTCACGCTCATCACGGCAGCCGGAGTCATCACCTACTTCTCTCTGCTCGGAGCCACCTATCAGGTGGGTCCCGGCTTCGAGGCGATGTCCGTGGTCAATGCCAAGATCAAGCCTGGAGACATGTGCGTCGTCCATCCCGGCATCCAGGACGCCATGCCAAACCCGATTTCAAACGGCACCGCCACGGCACCGATCACCTACATCGGTCTCGGCGGGGTCATGGACACGCTGACTCGAGACTCGATCGTCTGCCCCGGCGGGGTGTTCACGAAGTCCTACGTCACGCTGCGAGGGCTGACGTTCTCGTCCAAGCTGGAGATGACCGAAACCGCGGACTTCGATTCTGTCCTATACTGCACGGTCAAGGGGAACTTCTCGAGCCAGGGTGCGGATCACGTCGTCTACGCGAATAGCAAGTGGACCGGCAACTCGTTCTGCGTGAACAAGTGGGTGCTCGGGCATTCGGACGACGTGAAGGTCATCAACTGCGATTTCCCGTATCTGGGTCAAGGCCAGACGTCCGGCGATCACGCCGTGCTGTACTGGGACTGTGACGGCCTAGTCGAGATGTTCAACCGGAAGCTCGTGACCGTGGAGGCGAACGTCACGGGAGATGCCGGCGAGGGACCGATCTGGTACTTCGACACCCGGAACGTGACAGACCGCGGGAACTTCACGTCGATCAACCTGAAGAAGAACTGCTACGGAATCTGGAGGCTCAGGTCGGATTCGGGAACGAACAAGGGCTGCTACAACTGGCACATGGACCGGGACACGATCATCTGCCTTGGCCAGGGCGGGAACTGGATGCCCAGCTCCAGCGCTTCGTGCTCGACGGACCCGGCCCGGTATCTTTCTCAATGCGTGGGGTCCTGGAACGTGTTCATGGACTCGTGCCTGGTGGACGCCTCGACCTGCGTAGCCTCAGAAGGCTCCTGGCAGGGCGGGATGCATGGCTGGCAGATCTCGGACTCCAAGATCAGGATGAAGGGCCCTGCCATCCACGCCTTCGACATCCACGGCAGCATGGTCGTCCGGTCTACGCTCGAGGGTGTGAACGGCACGGCCGTTCGGTGGACCGATGAGTACGGCCGTCCGCTCTGGCAGGCAGGGGACATGAACTTCTGCCAGAACACCGTGCTCGGAACGATCTACACCGCTCCCACCCTGGCAGCCGTGCCTGGCGCTGTGGTCTCCAACTGCGTCCCTGCGCCATCTCCGACCCCCAGTCCGACCCCGGAGCCTAGTCCATCGTCAACACCGTCTCCTAGCCCGTCTACGGCCCCAGGAGACACGGTCAGGATCAACGTCACGGGACCTGCAGTGATCACGGTGAGCAAATGAGCGAACGAAAGCAGGCGTGCCTGGCCTTCCTTGCGGCCAACGCCGTATTTGCCTCGTGGGCCTGGATGGCTTCCGGCGCGGCGGGCAGAATTGAGAACTGGTTCAACTCGTTGGTTCTTGGATGGCAGATATTCATTCTGCCGTGGTTCGTCCTCGGTGTTGGTCTATACGCGTTTCTGTCATTGAGCGCGGTTTTTTGGTTCTTAGCTGCTCCCGTTGTGTTTTTTGCTCATGGAGGCAAGGACGCGGAAGGCTGCACGGATGCGCGCTCAGGCAGGGCGTCGGTACCGAGGGGGCCGCGCCCTAGTCTGAGCCCATGAAAAAGACCGCCCTGAGACGCAAGGCCCGGCTGCCGCGACGAACTCGTCTTGCAAGGCGAGCCACCGCCCGCAAACAGAGCCGCGCCGTCCTGGCTCAGCTGAAACCCAGGACGATCGATCAGGTTCTGACGCATCTAGTCCGTCAGTACGTGTTGCTCCGCGATGGTTTCAAGTGCCGCAAATGCGGTGGGACTCAACGGTCAGGCAACCGAGGGTCCATCCTCCAAGCCGCGCACATCTACCCGAAGGGCACGTACCGTGACATGCAGCACGATCCGGATAACGTGGTCGCGATGTGTCTGAAGGATCATCTCTACTGGTGGCACAAACACCCGATCGAGGCCGCAGAATGGGCGAAAGCAGAACTCGGCCCCGTCGTGTGGGCACGGCTTCAGATCATGAGCCAGACACCGAGGAAGGTGGACAAGCAGGGGATGAAGCTGCTGCTCGAACAGAAACTCGCGGCGTTGGGGTGGAAGCCGTGACCTATTGGAAGGTTCTGCGTTATCTGCTCGTCTCTGTGTTTGTCATCGCTAGCTTGCTTGCTCTCGCTTTTGGTCCCAGTTACGCGCTGTCCGGACACGGCTGGTGTTGGTTTCTGCTGATTATTCCGACACTGCCAGTGATGGCGCTCGCATTGAAGCTTTTGTTGCGCGAACTTGATGACGTGATCGACGACGCCTTCCGTGGCACTAAGTCATGATTTTCTGGAAAATTTTCACCAGGGGTCGCGGCTTCGTGGCGTTTGAATGGGTGTGCACGATTGGAGTGACCTGGAAATGAGTCGCCGCATCGAGGACATGATCCCCTCACTTCAGTCCAAGTGTCGGCAGCTGGTCACTGTCTGTCAGTTGCTCCGGATCGAACTGATCATCTCGCAGACCTACCGGAGCACGGCCGAGCAGGCAGCCTTGTACGCACAGGGCAGGACCACGCCAGGGCGGATCGTGACGAACTCTCCGCCGGGCTACAGCTGGCACGAGTTCGGCCGCGCCTTCGACATCGCCATCAAGACCTACGACGGAGACAAGACACCGCTCGATCTCTACGACGGTCCGTGGAACATGATCGGCAACATCGGTGAGTACCTGGGCCTGGAGTGGGGAGGACGGTGGCCGAGCCCGGTGGACAGGCCTCATTTTCAGCAGCGAGACGGGCTGTCGTTGGCTGAAGCACGAGCCATTGGATACACACCGCCTGCATGAACATGATCGAGGACATTCTGGCGGGTGCCATGACCCTGGAGCACTGCTGGGCTTTGCGGGATGCTGGCGTAGAGATCTATTGCAGAGGACCGGCGTATTCGCGCGCACTAGCCACGGCGGTATTGGATGAACGGATGATGAGCAGTTTTACGGCCGAGCAAGCCCGTCCAGAACGTCTCTCTATGCTATCGCTCGATCCAGAGACTGGATGGAACGGCCGATGCGATCCTATCTGGTACCTGACACGAGGCCGCGCGCGGTGACTGATCTGACCGTGAAGATCTTCGCCGCAGTGGACATGCACGCTGAGACGCCGTACGTCGAGTACGCCTCCGGCGACCGCTACAAGATCATCCGGTTTATCGCCGACCGAAATCTTCAGTCCCCAGGCCGGTATCGGCTGATCATCGCGACCTTGCCCGTCCCCAAAAAGTAAACGCCCGGCCAACAGCACCGGGCGCTCCGTGATCCATCCGGCTCCCCATCCGGACAGACTACAGATCAGAAATGGGACTCCCGACCGAGGCGTTCAGCGACCGAGCGACGCCGGGCGCGTAGCTGATCGGCCCAAACGCCGCCGAGTCGTAGCCCGGACAACTAGCCGTCACTGAACCGGTGCCCGTATCCAGCGGCGTGGTCGCGGTGCAATTGAATGCACCGGGGCACGTGACATCCTCGTCGAACTGCGGATCGTGGAACGTGAACGGATCCGTGCCCGGCTCGGCACCGACCTGACTAGCATCGGAACTGACCCACGTGATCACTGCCGTGGCATCGACATGCCCATCGGCCTTGCGGGGCATGACGGAGAGGACAATCTTTTCGACGTCGAGTAGTGCAGGAACTGGAACATTCACAGGCATGGTGCATCTCCTTCCGTGGACTGATTTGATGAAGCCATCGAGGCTTTTCTTCGGTGGGTGATTGCCGAGGAGCGTCTTTACGTCCTGGGCGATCACGTCTACCGAGGACTGTAGCTGATGCAGCGCGTGCTTGATGTCATGCTCTTCCTCACGGCCGCGCCGCGTGTTCGCCATGAGGCCCTCCTATCTGCCGATCGGCAACAGCCGAACGAGTTCGATTAGGCATACGAGTAGGACGGCAACCCACAGCGGACACTTGCCCATCGCCGATAGGATCGTGCAGATGAATGCCGCGATGACCAGGAATCCGATCACGCTGAACATAGAACCTCCTACTTGAGGCTGGTGAACAGCCCACCGATCCACCGGATGATTGTCCAGCCCGCGCGGCGGATACCATCACCGACGGCGGGAGCCAAGACACCGAGCGGGCCGGCCAGCAACACGCTGACGGCGGCAGGCACGGCGACCACCAAGGGTCGCGGCTCGGGAGGTCCGGCCTTCTGATCTGCGACGGACACGGGCGGCAGCTTCGGCTTCCAGAGCGCCGTGAGGATCGACAGGCCCAAGCCGATCAAGGCATACAAGACCGGCTCAGGCACGGACGGGAACCACTTCATCAGAAGCCCGAGCAGCAATCCGTTCCAGTCCATGACGGCCTCCTAGTAGATATGGGCCTCGATGCCGACCGCGAATTCAGGCAGCTGCGAGCGAACGGGATATGTCACCCGGCCCGTCAGATAGATGTTCTCCCGGAGCTCGAAGCTCGGCTTCAGGTTCACCTTGACGTCCGAATCGTACTGCTTGGTCCCGTGGTTCTCGGGCACGTCCAGCTTGCTCCAGACTTGCTCGATGCCCGCTGACAGCGCGAACGGTGGCGAGGCCTTCGAACCGGCGAATGCCGAGGTTCCGAACAGCGTGGCGGCGACGACTAGAAACATGATCTTCATGGGTTCCCTCCCGTGTTGGACATCAGAAACTTGACCACCATCCCAATGAGCAGGATCACAACTGCTCCCATGGCCCACTGGAATTCCGCGCGGGTGACGTAGGTCTTGCTCGCGTCCTGCATCGCCCCTCTGACTTCGTTCGCGGCATCGAATCGTTTCGTTAGAACTTCATCCGCACGAGTCTGAGCCTTCTCGAGCATGCTGGCGATCCGGTCGGAGCCTTTCTCATTGGCCCAGGTTCTAGCCTCCAAGGCTGACAGCCGGGCGGCGGTATCGACGACCTTGCCGGCGGTCACCAGGCTCTCCAGTGCCGCGAGGCGTTCTTCGGGCGTGCTCATAGGTCACGAGGACCGCCAGGTGAGCATCCATGCCCACCCCGTCGATGATCCCTCACCGGGCGGCCCTCATGCGCTTCAGGATGTCCGTGGGAGACAGCCCCATCGATTTGCCCATCCGGACCAAAGTCTCAGTTCCCTGCATTTGTGCTACGACATCGCTAGGGGCCGTGGTACTGGTGCTCGCGGCTTTTTGGGCGGCGCGTTCGGCTGACGCGATGGTCTGCGGTGCGGCAACTTTGGGGGCCCTGGGTTTCAGTTCACGGATGTGCTCCCGGACTCGGACGAGGCGACGTTGAAGCGCGGACTCGGATCGAGCCATCGCTTTCTCCATCGATCGCTTGGCTGCATCTGCGAGAGGCGCGGCCGCGGCGGCTTCTTCTGGCACGGCTCCGAAGGTTCCCAGCGGATTGATCCTGCCTGCAACCTCCTCGACAGCAGGCAGACCAACCGTAGCCTGCTGCTTGGCGAGGTCGAACAGCGCCCCGCCGACCGCTCTCACGGGAGCCGGGACCAGCCGCTTGATAACCTGCTTGCCAAGGAACCGAGTCACCTTGTTGTTCACGCCGAAGCCGATCACCTTGGGTGCTCCAGCCATGGCGATCTCAGTCGCGTAGTTTCCGAGCGCGTTCATCCGGATACCTTGCCGCTCGGGTCCCGTTAGAGCAGCCATGCCCGGACTCTCTTCGATTCCGCCCATGCCACCGATCCCACCCAAGCCCGGCGGCCCACCAGGACCTACAGGTCCCCGCGTGTTAGCCATCCCACCAGGCCCCAGGAAGTAGTTCAGCGCGGGCGAGGACATCAGGTAGGAACCTAGGCCGTTAGTCGGTCCTGGGGTAGCCTGGGGCTGCTGAGGGGCATCCACGAAGTCGTCGTAGGCTCCGGGATACTTGAGCTTCACCTTCCGTCCGAGGTCCTCATCGGAAAGGTCGTCATAGGCCCCCGGATACTTAGCCTTGGCCCGGCGTCCCAGGTCGGCGACCGTAGGCACTATCGGAACCCGCCAGGATCATTGGCCTTGGGCGTACCCATCGGTGGCGGCGCCTGGCCCGGATTGATCGGCGTCGAGTTGTAGATCGAGTTCCGCCTGATTTCCAGGTTCCTGCGGGCCAGCTTGGTGGCATCCGCAAGCTGCTTCTCGGTCCACTCCCCGCGAAGGTTCTTTTCGGCAAGCTTCAAGGCGTGATCCGTTGGCGAGTTGCCGCCCATGTAGGCGTTCCCAAGCTCAGAGGCAACGTCTGTGATCTGGGCGTCCAGCTGAGTCGCGAGGCTTTGGGCTTGGTCACCAGCCAGGCCGTTGATCGCGGCCTTCATCGCGGCCCGGTTCAGGACCGGATACTTGCCGCGCGGCAAGGCTTTGGACAATTGAGCGCTGAGATCGTCGATGACGTTCGTGGATTCGTAAGCTGTCTCGACTGCCTGCCGGAGCCGCGTCTGCTGCGGACCGTTCAGGCTGGAAATGCTGCGCTGAACCGCCTGCCAGTCGCGGTTCGCGGCGGTATAGTCGAATCCAGTCCGGGCAAGCTCAGCCCTGACCGGACCACCGTAGCGGTACAGGCCCTTGAGATCAGGGGGCTGATCACCACGGCGAATCGCTGCGGCAATGTCTTTGGCGTCGCCGCCAGCACCGTTCGCAGCAGTCCCAGCCCTGAGGCCAGCCGTTGTCTCTCGGCTCGAGGCCTGAATGTTCGCGACCTTCTCGCGGCCTTGCCGGTCCAACTGATCCTTGAGCAGTTCCATCCGCTTGGCGTTTAGCTCGGCCGCGTTGCGGTTCTTCGTCTCGGCTTCGAGATCTCCTGCCTTCTTGGCCTCATCAGCCTTCTTAACGAAAGCGTCATGAAGCTGCTGGAGGTTGTCCGCTCGCTTCTGAAGCATCTCCCCACGGGTTACCTGCGCCGTCTGCGCCCCTCGCTGTGAGTACTCCGGCTTCTGACTCAGAACGGAAGCGACGTTGCCCAGCAGGGCAGGCAGGAGCCCTGCGAGTGGATTAAACGGCTCCGGCTGCTGCTGGGCTTGCTGGTACTGCCCCTGGGCCTGGGTGGCTTGCTGATTCGCCTGCTGGGTCTGCTGGCTCAGCTGGGCCTGCTGCTGGGCCTGCTGGAGCGCCATGGCTTGGATCAGGCCGTTCATGTCCAGGCCTGACATCGTCCCGGTGATGTCCTTGCCCGTCGGATCAGCCATCTAGCGGCCCATACCCGCGTACTGAGGTTGAGGGACTGGCTGCTGGAAATACTTCGGCTGCTGAATCTGCGGCCGCGTCCTCGGATAGCCCGTCGGGTTCCGGGACAGGTTCGTCCAGTCCGCGATGTTCTGAAGATCTGTATCGCTCGGCAGCGAAGGCGGTGTCTTCTGCTGATTGAAGTACTGGGCCAGGATCGGTCCCAAGGCATCTAGACCACTCGCGAACAGCTGCTGAGTCTGGCTCGGCCCCGACGTGCCTTGCAGGTTCGCGATCTGCTGCTGGATGGTGTTCTGAGCTTGGTTCTGAGCACCCTGGAACGCTGACGTTCTCAGGCCTGCCTGCTGGCTTCCGACCAGGGAACTGATCAGGCCGGGCAGGATCGCCCCCGTACCACTCGTCCCGATGCCTCGCTGAGCAAGAGACGAAGCGATATCCGACCCGGCCTGGTTCGCTCCCGTCGCGATTTGTCCCTGCGCCTGACTGAACGCCGGGCTCCCCAAGGCCTGCTGATAGAACTGATTCGTCAGCGCCTTCTGGTTCTCGGGACTCAGGAGACGGTTGATCTTCTTCTGGAGTTTCTTCTGGGGATTGCCGCCGAGCAGACCGAAGAGTCCGTTCAGAATACCGGGTGCAAAGGCGAGCAGCGCGGCGGGGCCGAGGCCCGCAAACATCCCCGCGCCAGCACCCGCGGCGGCTCCGGCTGATCCAGTGCTAGCCATGATATCCCTCCTTGGATGGGCGGGACTCTATGCCCCTAGTACAAGACTGGCAATACCCCATGCGGTCTGATGATCGCTCCTTGCGCGGCCGCGCCGGCGATCTGGACCACCGAGACGGCCCATTCTCGATTGATGCTCTCCGTCCAGGCGATCGTGTCCGATCCGCCGGTTCCCTGGATCCAGGCCGTCGCGGCCTCGATTTGCTGGGCTCCCGTGCCTGCCTGAACCTGCGCGTGAAACTGATTGCCGGAACTCTGGCTCATGTTCGACAAGCTGGTTGCCCGGAATAGCGCACCTATTCCGATCAGGATGCTCTCGATTCCGGTCACCGGAATGGTCGCCTTCCAACCCCCGGTGCTGTCTCCCGTTACAAGCGATACGGTTATAGGACTCGTCGTTCCGTTGGCCGAGTTAAACGTCACCGCAGGAGCCGTAGCTTGACCGACGTAATCAACCTCTATGACGAACAGAATGATGTTCAGCACCGATCCAAGCGCGAAGCTGACTGTCGCTACGCCCGAAGACGACGTGATCCCCGTACCACCCCAGATCTCTACCGATACGTTTCTGGCTGTTCCAAACTGACCGTCCAGAAAATTGAGCGCCTGGCCACCGTATGACGCTGCGGTGACGGGACCGGTCGCGAAGTCACCGTTGTAGGCAGCAAGCAGATAGATGCCCGTCAACGGCCCGCCCATGCGGTTGAATGTTCCCGTCGAGCAGGTATCCGTTCCACTCGCCACCGCAGACGAATTCGTCGCAGGAGCGAACGGAGAGGCCAGTGCCGACGAGACGGACATCAGAACGTCGTAAAGATGTCGATGTTCTTCGGCGATGCCGAAGCTTGGGCCAGGATCGTCGCTCCATCTGACTTGGCTTGATCGAGTGCGGCACCAACGTTGGCCACCGTTGTCGTCACGTTGAAGTCCGTACCGTCAGGGTTCTGCGAGATCACCCACCACGGCCCGTCAGCTCCCGAGATCGGTCGAAGCGTCTGCTTGTACTGTCCCACGTCTCCTCCTTGAGTCGTTCGTCCTACGCTGGCCTGCTGGCTCTTGAGCCACGTCTCAAACGCTGCCGTGTCCGTGACGATGATCTTGACCGTGCCCGCGGGCAGCGTGACCCGATACGCACCTGGCAAAAATTTCATGATCCAACGATGAAGTAGGTCGCCCAGACCTTCGCTCGGCCACCGGTCGGAACCGTCGTCGTCAGCACGATCCCTTCCGCATCGTTGCTGACCCCGAGCACTCCAACGCCATCACCGCGCACGAGTCCACCACCAGGAATGATCGCTGAAGCTGCGAGCAGAATGCCCTCAGCACCAGCGGAAGCCGATGCCGTGGCCGGAAGGTTGCCCGTTGCGAAGCCCATCCGGACCGACACGTTCACCGAGCACGAACCACCCACGTGACAGCCGCATTCCGTTACAACGTATTTTTGGTTCGATGCGGCAGGTGCAAGCACGACATTCGTGTTGACCGCCGAGACTTCCCACTCGCGGACATGCACCGCCGGAGAGCCGCCTAGCACGAACGCCTGCCCGCCTCGAGTGAATCCCCACCGGGTCAGGTCTCCGGCGAGATTGACGTCTGCCGTGGTCTGGGAGAACGCCGTTGAGTAGCCGCCGAGCGCGATCGGATTGATCCCGGAAGCACTTGCGTCATGTGCCGAGACTCCGAGCACCGGCATGTTGCCAGCGAACGTCGCGTTGACGTTTCCGGTGACCCAGACCCAGCCGGAGGCGTTGGTGCCGATCGGCGTGTAGATCAGGTTCGCCGAGGCGAACTGCGTGGCTCCCGAGTCGTTCCGGACTGCCAGGAACTGCTCGCCGAGATCACCCGAGGCTGTCGCTGACTGGGCTCCGAACTGCTGGATGTAGGTAGCCATCAGGCTCCAACCATCTGGAGACCGTAGTCCCGGCCCCGAGGATCAGAAGCCGTCGCATGACAGGTGAACCGGTCCCCCACGGCTATGGACGAGACACTGATGATCCCCGAAGCCGTCGCCGAAGCTCCCAAGTTGAACGCGATGCTCGGCATAGTGGACAGCACCGTCGTGCCGTTCTTCCGGAGGTCTACGACCAGGTTGCCGGACGTCCCACCCTGCCGGCGATAGAGCGTCACGCTTCCCAGGGTTCCAGCCTTCTTGGCGATCCAGGCTCCGTCTACGTCATCGTCCACCCGGTAGAAGCCATTCGCCTTGAAGACGTGCTCGAAACTCGTTCCTAGGCTACTGGCGGCGGCCCAGGCTACGGTTCCATCGGTATCCGTCGCGGCTAGCACCGAGCCTGAGGCCGGGGACCCAACGGCGATCTCCATGCCCGAGGTCGCGACCCTGAGCTTCGGAGCACCTGAGAACTGGAGCGTCGTCGCTCCAGCCCCGTCGTTCGCGTAGTTCAGATCATTTGAGACCGTTGGATTCTGCCACCGTTGCAGCGGGGTACTATCCAGCGTCCCCGGACCTGTCAGATAAACCTGGGTGACGTTCTTGACGTTGCCAGCGTTGCCTCCACCGGTATCGGTGAATGCGAAGCTCCAAGTCGTCGAGCCCATGATCGCTGTGGCTTCGGCGCTCGCTAGATTGTAAGTGAAGTTCGAGTACGTCCCGTCCGAATGCAGGCTCGGAGACAGAAGAAAGTTCGCGACTGACTGCACCAGCGTCCCGCCAGAATATGCGCCAGCCGAGAACGTCCGGTTGATCCAGATGTCCAGCCTGGCATCGAGACACTGCGACGCAGCCGTCTTTCTGGCTCTAGCGACAAATGACCATCCCGTCGCAGCCGCAGAAGTCGGGACGGCCATCGAGACTTCGATCGCAGTATTCGGGGTAGTGTCCGAGCTTTGGATCAGGGTCGTGTCTTCGTCGGCCGTGGCCTCGTTGATCTGCGCGGCTCGGGTTTGGGTTCCGGAATTCGTCCATCCCCAGCCACCAGCGCCCACTGGAGAGATCACGGGACGCGCGAACTGGGTTCCACCGCCACTGACATGCTTGATGTGCAGCCGCGCCGTCGGTGTGGCCGTTTGAATTCCGATCCGTTCGTTGGTCTCGTCGTAGGCCGTCTGTCTCGCGGCCCCGAGGAACACCATGCCCTTCGTCGCGTTCGCTGTGCTCCCGATCGTCGCGTTCCCTGCAGCAGCTTGAGAGCCGTAGGCGATGTGCGTCCCTGCCGGCATGCCGGGCTTGTACCAGTACAGGTCAGAGATCACCTGGTTGATGATCGTGGTGCCGGAGCCATCAGGGACCTGGCCGACCTGGATGCGCTGAATGCCGCGGCTCAGGTCGCGCAGGAAGTAGTCGAGGATTCCCCAGTTCCTGCGGATCTGCGCTTCGTCCGTGCCCTGGACGTTGAGACCTATGAAGTCACGCAGCGTCCGGCTCCTCTTCGTGCCACGTCAGAACCGTCGTGGCATGACGTGGATCTGTCGGACAACTGCCACGGGGTTCGTGCAAGACTTCACCGCGCGTGGAGGCGATGACCTGATCGCAGACCTGGCAGACGAGTTCCGAGCAGTACACGATCACTTTCCAGAATCCTCTTCAGCGAAGTCGTCGCCATCCACAATCAGATATTCGATTCCCTCAGGACCCTTGGGGCTGCTGGCGCGGGTGAAGATCACACCTTCGCAGCTGAAACTCATCGGAATTCGCCAATGCGTACCAGTATTTCCCGCAGCCGCACCCGTAGCAATCGTCACCGATTTACTGCTCTGGCTAACATTCTCAGAGCCCTGATTTGTCTTGACCGTTTGAGTGCTCCAGGAAATGTTACGAGCTATGGTCGTTGAGTGGGCATACTCTAGAACCTCGTTGACCCGGAACTCCTGGCCTTCTCCGGCGAGAAACATCCTGCGGGTCGAGTAGGAGGCGGTCGAGTTGAGCGCAGGAAGTGATGTCCCCGATGCTTCGATGAATACCTGTCCGGCCCCTGGCGTTGTATTCGTCCCGCCATATCCCATGAAAATTGATGTGTCACCATTGGCTCGTGGGACCGCCCAGGCCGACTTGAGATTCGCGAACGACACGCTACCATTGTCATAATTTCGTATAATCACCGGCCCAGATGCCTTAAGATCACCGTCCTCAAGAACATTCCCCTGCGCGTAGGAGAAGTGCATACACAGGTAACTGTCTGATGAATGGAGATCGTTCCGGTAGAAGAACAAAAGTTCCTGTTCCTCGGGATTGTTGAGCAATGCGATGGCACTAGAAACGCCAAATGGTAGAACTCCTTCAGTCCACCACGCCGCTCCACGCCAAGCCAGTCTCGCCGATCTCGTCTGGAACCCGTAACCGTCCGTCGTGTGCAGACCCTTCTGGGACACCCAGGCCAGGTTCTCCTGCCCGCCTTCCATCGTGAACGTGCAGGCGCACATCGGATTGATCACTCCAACGCTGCGAGAGATCACCTCGATCGCCTTGCCGCGGTCGAAACTCGCGTCCCGCTCAGACGGCAGGTAGTTCACCCGCCAGATCGACGTATCCAGCCCTACCACTAGCCGGTTGTTCACGACCTTGATCAGCGTGACCTTGTCGTTCTCACGAGTCTCGAAGTCAATGAAGTAGGTCTGAGGAAAGGCCTCCGGATCACCGGGGAAGCTGTAGCGGATGAACGACGGACTCTGGACATCGTTGACGACCAGCGTGTCTTCGTAGACGTCTCCGGTGTTACTGCTCGGCGGCGGACCGTTCTTGCCCACCTGAGCCACAACATCGCCGAAGGTGTAGACAACCTGTGGGAACTGGATCGTCGAGTTCTGCGTTGCACCGAAATAGACCTTCACAGCCACGTAATCGACGGACAGGGTCCTTCCCGTGGGCAGTACCGTTGACAGTACGACCATGAAGTTGGCGTCGAAGTCGGAGTCCGTAAACGGCGGAACGTTGGAAGCTTTCCACAGGGAAGTTGGTCCACCGACGGTGTACACACCGGCCGACGTTCCAGTTACCGTAATCCCAAGAGATCCGGTGTTGTACTGGAGGTAAGTCTGCTCATGAGAAGATCCGAATGAGTCCTTGACGCCGTCGGGAACGAAGCTTCCGTTCGAGTAACGCTTGCCAATCGTTACCGATATGACGGCTGGCGGATTCCCAGCACTGACTGCGGCCTTGAACTGAACCTCGATGCCGCGAACCGTGCCAAGAAAGTTGCCGAATGCGAAGCCGTAGACTCCCTGACCGGAACGGGTGAAGACTCCCTGGCCCGCAATCGTCGCACTCGAAGCATCAGCAGTCGCCATGTTCGAGGCGTTCGTCCAGGTCGAATATGCAACTCCAGAGTTGAATGAAGTCGGGCCAATGAATCCAGTTGCCGAACTCGTCAGCGTGTCGGTCACGTAGATCGATGCCGTAGCCGATGCAGCCGTGGTGGCAACACCAGGCACCAGCTGCTCGGAGATCATGAATCCGGCTGGGAATTTCTTGTCAGATTGGAAGTCTTTCCTAGGACTCCGGTAGACGCGCCAATGCGTCGTGATCGAATTCCGGGTCGCTGGCATCTGGATCGTGGGGACCACACCGGTTGATTGGATCAGCACCGTCACGGGATCCGTCGCGTAGGTAGACTCCATCACGAACACGGCACCGTCCTGGGTCAGTTTCGCGACCTCGGTCGTCCAGTACTCGTAGTAGGCCGGGAACGTTCCGTCCGTCTGCGAGAACGCACCCGCGGCCGTCGTGGCTGTGGGCGCATCGACCACCGGCAACATTCCATGCTGCCTCACCAAAGGCGTCTGGCTCGCCGCCGTGGCACTCAGATAGACAACGGTATTGCTGCCGATCGCAGAGGCCGAAGCGGAAGCTCCGTCGAATAGGTAGAACCGGTTCCGGAAGTGCGCGACCTCGAGGCTCTGACCTGTGGCTGGCAGCGTCGTCAGATCAGCGAAGGTGCCCGACGTCGCCGCCCCGCTCACCGACACGTACCGGTACCGAGCGTCCTGTCCGGAGACGAGGGCGACCAGATAGTGGTCGCCGTTGTCGAAATGAACGTCTCGGAGACCATCGACTTCGGAGGCTGTCGCGGAGGCGGTTCCGAACGCCTGGCGGCCGTTGGCGTACCAGAGTGTGTTCGACCCGCCGCGATAGACGTAATTCTGGAGATGCGACAACTCGCCCGGTTCGAGCATTCCGGGCTCGAAGGCCGTCCTCAGGCCACCGGACAGTTCCTCTTTGTGCCGCGGCATGTCACACGTAGTCCCAGGTGATCGCGTCCATCGTGTTCAGCGTGGAGTCGCCGTAGGATGCCCCAGGAATGATCATGAGGTCCTCGTCAGGCCTGCGAGTCTGATCCGCGAGCATCGTCTTGATGCCCTCGTTCGCGAGCGCAATCCAGACCTGAGCTTGATCTGCCTTGGCATTCGCCTTGTCCGTCAGGTAATGCCACTTGGCCCAGGCGATCAGGTAAAGTTCATAGTCCTGTGGGATGTCCAGGGCTTCCGTGGCTCCTGAGGCCGAAGGCACAGACATGCGGCGGTAGTACCGGAACAGCATCGTGTCCGTCGCCGCGGGGATTCTGGCAAGTCTCATCTTGCCCTTGGCTCCTACCAGAAAGTCGTCGTAGATCACCGGACTCGCGGTGTCTTGCTCGGAGGCCCGAGCGCGGCCTAGCTGCCTCTGCCGCGTGCTTCTCAGAACCCGCTGAGAGCCCAGTAGCCTCACCGAGTACTCGGCCTTGAAGTCAGACGGCAGGTCGTAGAGATCACGCAGAACGGTGATCGTGAAGCCCTGGACTCCGGTACCGATGTTCTGAGTGACTCCGACGGTGAGGCCTATCGAGCTCGCGGCCGTCGCTGATGCTCGGGTTCCAACGACAAAGGGCGTGCCGGACACATAGTCGTCAACGCGAATACCGTGACCACCAGGTACGATGGCACTAGTCTGGTTGGCTGAGGCCGACACGCCCCCTAACGTGTAAGGCGCAATCACGCCCGAAGGCGCTGCTTCCACGCGCAGGAAGTCCCAGTTCGCCCGGTTGTTGAAATGCTCGTAGGCCGCCTTCAGAGACTTCCAGGAGCGGTTCAGCTGCTCGCTGTCGGCTGACGCTCCCGCCGAGTCAGCGATCTCGCCGACGGCCGCGCTAACGGCTACTAAGCTCTGGTTGAACAGTGCCATTGGCTTGAGCCTCTTCCTGCTGGGTCAGCTGGTTCTCGAACTCCAGCCACTGCTCGTCGGGCATGTGCGGCCGCTCGAGCTTGCTCTGCTCTCGCAGCTCCTCGAAGAACTGGATTAGCTTCGGAGCCTCGCGCATCGCGTTCCGGTTCTCATGCACCCAGTCCTTCGCGTTCTTCGCCAGCGTCTGGCGCATTAGTTTATCTTCGACCAGTAGGCTCAACTTATCGACGAACTCCTTTGGGTTACTAAACAAGAGCCCGGTCTCGCCCTCGATCATCTCGTCCTGGTACGGCCCCGTCGCTTGAGCCAGGGTCGCTGCGGGCTTCTTGCACACCGAGCCCTCGTAGAACTTGATCGCACTCCGGCACCGGTTAAACCGGTTGTCCTGAAGTGGAGCGAGGTTGATGTCCTCGCCGAACATCACCCGGCGAAGCCGGTATTCCTCAGGCTTCACCCAGTTCACGAACGTGTATCGGTCGGGTGGAATCAGTTCCATAACCCAGTGGTACAGGGCTCCCCAGATGATCCAGTGGACCTGTGGGTATTTGACCGTGATCTCGGCCATCGCATCCTTGAGAGGATAGAAGTCCTCCCAGTGCGCCCCTCCACCCTGCCAGAACACCTTGACCTTGCCTTCTTCTTCGACCAGATCAAGTTGCGGGTAGTGATCGAACCGGACCGTGTTCGGGAACACCCTCGGACGGGGCGGCTCGATCTCTCTCCGCATCGCTTCTAGGACGTGCGGGGTCGTGCACGTGAATGCATCGGCTTCGTCCACGATCGTTCGGTACGACTGGAGGTTGCGCTTGTTCTGGCCGAGATCGATGCCCTTGCCGCAGTTGCCGCACTTCTCGGCGATGCATGGACCGTCATGCCAGAGCACCTTCCGGTCTCCACCATGCCAGGTGCCGATCATGCTCCCACGCGGGATTTCTTTACCGTCTTCGTCCTGGTAACCAAGGCTCCGGAACGCCATGTTGAACGGCGTGACGTTGAACAGGTTGTCGTCTGAGTCCACGACGATCGCAGGAGGATGCTTCCAGTCCCCGTTCACCTTGCTCGGAATGATCGATCTCAGCTGCCTCACCTGGCTCAGCGTGATCTCGGAAATCGGCTGATAGAGGTAGGCAACATCGGATGAGCAGATCGCGTTGAAATGCTCCTGCGGACTGATCGACGAATCGTCGGTGTCGATCACGCTCCGTATCGGAAGGCCCAAGTCCTTCGCGGCCTCCAGCGGCGTCAGGACGCGGTACTCGTAAGCGATATGGTGCCTTCTCGGGATGAAGGCGTAGACCGTGAGCGGTGTTTTCACCGGGGCGGTTCGTTCTTGTGCACAATCGAGTTCTTGTACGGGTTGTAGCTCATGATGAAGTGCACGCCCTGACCGAGGCCGTGAACCACCTGCTTGGCCATCGACCCGACAGACGGCATCTTGATCCCCGTCATGCTGGAGATATCCGTGTGAGCCCCCGACTGAATCCCACCACCCCCAGCGGCGGCTTCATTGAAGCCCTGAGCCATGCCCGTCGTCTGCGGTCCGAGGTTCACGGCCTTCCGTTGTACCGGCATTGAACGCGCCATGTTCAAACCGCCTTTCCATCGACGTAGGTGTGAGGTCTTGTCGTCGGAGCCTGGGCCTTGCGTCGGTCGTAGGTGCAGTACTGCGGATTCGCATCAATCCAGGCGTAGAACTTCTGCTTATTCCTCAGAAAGTCTGGGTTCGTGAGCCAGAGCGCGCGTTCGATAGGAAGACAGAGACTCGCGACGCTCTTGAATGCTGGGCTCTTGCCAGTTGTGTCCTGGATCGCCTCGTAGATCTCGCGCTGCTCCTGGATGGCATCGAACCGCTCGCCGTACTCAGGATGCCGAGCCACAAAGTCGTTGGCGTTGGTCATCTGGTTCAGCCCCGCCATGGGCTCAATGAACATCACAGCGGTTTACCAGGATAGTGCCGCGCCGCATTCTCCCGCTTCACTCCCGTGCCGGGTTTACGCTCGTCCAACGTCGCGTACTGCACACCCTGCGTGTCGTCCGGTCCCACGCTCACGTCGCCAGCAGGCGAGTCCGACCCTGCCTGGTCACCGTAGCCCTTGCTCCACCGGAGAGCGTTGCCCTTCTCGGCGTCGTAGGCGTCACCGACGATTTCCGTCGGGTCCCAGCCCTGGTTCTTGGACATCAGTTGCATCGCTCTGTCCTGCGCTCCACGTCCCATCTGAACCTCCAGGAAAGGGGGCCAATATCGGCCCCCCTCCGGTTCTGTCTGCTACACGATGCCCGAGACACCTGTCACACCCGTGACCATGCCCCATGCGGAGACGTGGTCCAGATGCAACGTGGCGTCCATGAGCACGATGCCCTTCGTGTTGTCGCCCGTCTTCCCAAGCTGCTTGTGCTGCGGAGGACGGAAGAACGCCACGCGAGCCATCGACCGATCACCGACGAAGTAGGCACAGCCCGTGGCCGAAGCAGTAGCCATCGGAATGAACCGGTCCACGATCACGGCAATCAGCTGGTTCCACGGCGTCTCGAACACTTCGACGTTCGCGACGAGCCGCTTGTCATCGGCCGCGATGTTCCGGATCAGGCCTCCAACCGTGCCCGTGCCGTAGGTCGCGTTGATGAACTGCTGCTTCGTGTGCGGAGCCAGCCACAGCGAATCCGGCTCTGCTCCGCGGATGTACAGATCACGGCACAGGTCAACAAGGTCGCCGGTCAGGAACCCCGTCGCCGCAGAAGCGCCCGTGCAGTAGATCGTCGCACCGCCGAAGGCACCCTGGAATCCCGCCATCAACGGAGCGCCGGAAGCCGCCGAGGATTCGATACCCGTCGCCGACGCCGTCGCTGCATTCGTGGGTCGGAAACAGGTGTACTCGAAGTTTCGTGCGATCTCCTTGAACTTCTTGGTGATCTGGTGCTCGTACATGTCCCGAATACCGGCGGGGTTGGCTTCCCGTTCCCGGTCCGAGACCACGATTTCACCAGCGAACGTCTGGACACCATTGAACAGCCGCTTGGGAGGCGTGATGACGTCGCCGGAACTGAAGTCCACACCATCCGGACGACCTGCCGACGATGGAGCCGCCAGCGAATCGATCGGCCAGGAGTGAACCAGGTCCCGGGCTCGCATCTTCGGAGCGCCGGAAAAGAACGGCGTCTGGAAGCTGTCGAGAATCGTTAGGACATCGGTCAGGTCTTCATGGTTGATGATCGCCGACAGCGTCGTCGTCGATCCGAAGAACCCGACGTCCATCGTCGAGAGCATGCCTCCGGGGAGTGTGTATGAGGCCACGGTTGTGCTCCTTCCCTGGAGCCCTACGAGTTACTTTTGCAGGAACTCGTCGGGTACGGCTTGGCTGTAGCGGACCTTCACGTAGGCATCCCGGTAACGAGTGTCCCTCGTCTCCAGGAACTTGGCCCACAGTTCTCGTGCCTGGCTGTCCTTGTCATCACCCATGAGCCGCACATCCCCCGACCGAGACTGCGGGATCGAGGCCTGTACCTGGGCGTGCTGGATCGCTTGCCCGTTCTGTTGTGGGGCGTTCCTGCGTTGCTGGTCTGCGTAAGTGAGGTATGCCCATTCGTTCGCCGCTCCGGCGTCCGCTTTGAGCATCTGATTGAACCGCTGATTCAACGCCGGGTCGGAGTTCACGAACTTGAACACCTCGGGCTCGAACTTCTGGTAGTCCTCGCCGTACTTGGCCATCAGTTCTGCTCTGGCCGTTCCGAGTTGGGAGAGCGGCCGAAGCCGGTCGTCCACGGCTTGCGCGACCCGCGAAGAGACGAACTCCTCGAGGTCCGGGACCGGGAAACCAAACTCGG